TCAGTTTATCACTGCTACAGTTGCGTTTTATTTAAGGTTTAGGGAACAATATAAACTTAGACAACTAATTAAAAAACAATTTGAACACTATCTTGATCCTCGTCAAGTGAAAAGGCTACAAAATAATCCTGAGTTATTGAAACTAGGTGGCGAAAAGAAATACGCTACGTTTTTGTTCACAGACGTTAGAGGATTTACCTCTCTTTCGGAGTCTTTACCGCCAGAAGATGTCACCTACATCATGAATAAAGCACTGACCGCGCAACAGAAAGCCGTGCAAAAATTTGGAGGGATGGTGGATAAATATATTGGTGATGCAATGATGGCGATATTTAATGCTCCTTTAGACCAACTAGATCACGAAACAAAGGCAATTGATTGTGCTTTAGACATTATGAAGAACATGGAAGACTTGAATAAAGAGTTTAAAAAGAAAGGAATGCCCCCCGTTGCCATCGGTATAGGTATTAATTCAGGTAAAGCTGTCATAGGCAACATGGGTTCGGAAAGCAGGTTTGACTATACTGCTATTGGCGATCCTGTAAACACAGCAGCAAGATTAGAGTCTGCAACCAAAGAAGTAGGTGTTGATCTTCTTATAGGAGAAAGCACTGCTCAATTCACAAAATTTGAGTTAAACTTAATATCAACAATTAAAGTTAAAGGCAAGGCTGATGCCTTGGACGTATATACAGTATAGGTGAATTATGAGTGATGAGCATTATCCAACCGGCAGATTTGGTGGAGACATGGATCGCAATGAAGTCGAAATGGACCTTAGTAAGTTCATGGCGATGGTGCAAGAAATTGGTGCACTTAAAGACAAGATCAGGGACTTAGAAGATGTTAATAACAACAACCCTTATCAAAAGATTATCTTTGTGGCTCAAGCTGTTGATAGCTGGAGAATATTTCCTAGAGTGTTTTTATCGGTTTATATGTACTTGCTCTATTACACAACCTTTTGGTTTATGGATTTACCAGAGCCTAGTTTTGAACAATCGGGTTTAATATCTATTGTTGTTGGTGCAGGAGCAGCTTGGTTTGGATTGTATGCAGGAACATCAGGAAGCTCAAAGAGTTTTAAGGGTGAAAAAGAATAAACGGAGAATAATATGGCTATTGGTTTAAGTAATTGGTTTAAGAAAACTTTTCTTGGTTATGAAGAGAAAAGGGTTCGTTCCAGAGATGAAGATGGCAAATATGTGGGTGATGATAAATCAACGCCTAATATTAATGAAGCCTACACAACTGTAAACGTCAAAATAAAAAAAGATAAATGAAGCTGGCTATAGCTCTAGGGGTAGCTTTCTTTGTATCAGCGTCTATTAATGCGATTATGTTCGCTAAATTAGATAAAGCAAAAGTTGAGCTACAAACCGCTATTAATAATCAGGCGGTACTTGAAAGAACTGTTCAAGAGCAAAACGAACAGATTATAAAAGCTCTTGAATCGGCAAAAAAGACCCAAGCTCAGATTCAAAACTTGAACTCCCAATACTCTGCAAGCCAAGCTCAAGTAACCAACCTAAGAAATAAATTTGCTAAGCATAATCTCGAAGGCATGGCACTAGCCAAACCTGCCCTGTTGGAAGGCAAGATCAATAAAGCCAGTGCCCGAGTAGTGGCTAACTTAACTACAATTACTAATCCAGAACAATTTGATGAAAAAGCTGCTGATAATACCGCTACTACTAATTAACGGTTGCTCTTCGTTCTCTTTATTTGGGGACAGAGCCAATCAACAACCACAAGTCAAGCCTGTGGAAGTGGTTACAGTGGCAAAAAGAGCACCGATTTATCATCCACCGTTACCAGAGCCTATTGAGTCGGCTGCAATTGAGTGGAGAATACTCTCTCCTGATATAATGCAAGCCTATTTAGCCGCCATTGAAGCGGGCGAAGAGCCAAGAATAGCGTACTATGGACTAACGAGCCAAGGCTATGAGAATTTAAGTATGACAATGGGCGAAGTTACCCGATATATAGAACAAATATTACATATTGTAGGTTATTACAAAGATATTGACGAAGAAGAAGAGAAATAAATGCCATTATTAAAATATCAATTTAAAGCTGGAGTTGTTCGGGAAGGAACGGCTTATACTGCCGAAGGTGGCTGGTATAATTCGGATAAAGTCCGTTTTCGCTCAGGGCATCCTGAGAAAATAGGCGGTTGGCAAAAATATTCTTCCAATACTTTTTTGGGATCAGCCAGATCACTTTACAATTATGCGTCTGCTGGTGGAACTCATTATATTGGAATAGGCACAAATCTGAAGTTTTATATAGCTGATGGTGTAACCTACAATGATATTACCCCGATTAGAGCTACCACATCGGCTGGTGATGTAACCTTTTCCGCCTCCGATGGGGATGCAACGCTTACTGTGGCTGATACGAGCCATGGAGCAGTTCAAAATGACTTCGTTACTTTCAGTGGGGCAGTGAGTTTAGGTGGTTTAATTACAGCCGATGTATTAAACCAAGAATATCAGATAGCTACTATTGTTAATGCTAATAGTTACACCATTGAAGCTAAAGACACTGACGGTGATACAGTCACCGCAAACAGTAGCGATAGTGGTAATGGCGGTTCCAGTGTGGTTGGCGCATACCAGATCAATGTAGGTTTGGATGAGTATGTTTCAGGTGCGGGTTGGGGGGTTGGAACATGGGGTGCTGGTGGCTTTGGTTCAGCTTCTTCTTTGGATGATACCAACCAGCTAAGACTTTATAGCCAAGATAATTTTGGTGATGATTTAATATTCTGTCCAAGAGCAGGCGGTACTTATTATTGGGATCAAAGTTCAGGGACAAGCACAAGAGCAGTTGCTTTTTCTTCATTAGGCAGTGCCTCCAATACACCGACCAAATGTTTGCAGATTATGGTTTCTGACATTGACAGGCATATTATTGCCTTTGGTTCTAATCCAATTGGGTCATCAACCCTTGATCCATTGTTGGTACGATGGTCTGATCAGGAATCGGCTGTTGACTGGACTCCAACATCAACCAATTCGGCAGGCGGGGTCAAGATAAGCAGTGGTAGTGAGATCGTTGGGGCGCTGAGAACCAGACAGGAAATTCTTATCTGGACAGATTCAGGACTTCATTCAATGAGATTTGTGGGCGCTCCATTCATTTTCTCATTCAATGAGGTGATGTCGGGAGTTTCGATGATTTCCCCGAATGCCTGTGTAAATGCCAATGGTGTAGTTTATTTCATGGATCGAGGAAGTTTCTTCATGTACTCTGGACGAGTTAATCCTTTGCCATGTTCGGTCAGGAATTATATTTATGGTGATATTAATTTGGGACAGGCTTACAAAGTTTTTGGTGTAGCCAACATAGATTTCAATGAAGTCATGTGGTTTTACCCATCATCTGGGTCTGATGAGATAGATAGATACGTTATTTTCAATTACATCGAGAATGTTTGGTCTATCGGCACAATGGTCAGGACTGCTTGGATTGAAGCTCATCTTGAGAATAATCCGATAGCTGCTGGGAAAACAGGAACTGGCTCCAATTATTTATACAATCAGGAATCTGGATACGATGACGATGACAGCGCAATGACCGCTTACATTGAGAGTGGAGATTTTGATATTCAGGATGGCAATAATTTCATGCTTGTATCAAGGGTGATCCCAGATATTGAATTTCAAAACGCAGACAGCAGCGATGAAATGGATGTTTTGATCAAGGGAAGGGACTATCCAGCAGACAGTTTGACCACCTTATCAACATCTTCTTTAACAAGTTCAACCCAGCAAGCCTTTGTTCGTTGCCGATCAAGACAAGCAGCATTGCGGTTTGAGACATCGGGAAGTGGTTATGGTTGGAGGCTTGGATATTTTAGAATGGATACAAGACTAGATGGGAGGCAATAATGGCTGATAAAAGTTTAATTCCAATACCAGTAGCTCCTGAAGAGTATTCTGTTTTGGATCAGTCCAATATGAGAAGCGGTCTTGAAGGAACCATTCTCGATCTTCATGTGGATATTGCTGGTGCCAAGAAGATGCGAAACAAGGAATCATCGCTCTCCATAAAGAGGCATCAATTTCTTTTGATGGGGTCTTCAGGTGGCTGATGCATTAAAGGTTTTAGGGCAGTCAGACCCAGCGGCTACGACAGTAACGACTCTATACACAGTCCCCGACAAAACAATGACAACAGTAAGTTCTATTGTTGC